TAGCTGAATTACTAGAATTAGCAGAAATAGAAACTGTCCTCGACAGCGCAGCGTTGTAGTAAGGTTCTGTCAGAATTGGACTTTGTGTGACAACAGGTGTACTCAACAACGCATGGTTCTGTCCAATCGTAGTTAGAGATAGTACAGGGAGTAGCGTCAGAATGTTATGAGCAGATAGTATGCTATCTTGTATAAAGTCTGTTGCTGATACAGCGGGCTGATTAGTGGCAACCCCTTGTCCAAATAGCAAATGCGTCTGTTTGACAGCAGAGTTGCTTACAACAGGGTTTTCAGTTGCAATGCTGTCAGCTAGGAAAGTCTCTTCCTCAGCCATGTTGAGGTCAGATACTACAGGAGACCCTGTGACTATAGAAGTGCAACTTAAGTCGTGATCTTGAGCTATAGCCGCAGTGTTTACTACAGGAAAACCTGTGACTATAGAAGTGCAGCTTAAGTCGTGATCTTGAGCTATAGCCGTAGTGTTTACCGCAGGAGACCCTGTGACTATAGAAGTGCAGCTTAAGTCGTGATCTTGAGCTATAGCCGTAGTGTTTACCACAGGAGACCCTGCGACTATAGAAGTGCAGCTTAAGTCGTGATCTTGAGCTATAGCCGTAGTGTTTACTACAGGAAAACCTGTGACTATAGAATTGCAGCTTAAGTCGTGATCTTGAGCTATAGCCGTAGTGTTTACTACAGGAGACCCTGTGACTATAGAAGTGCAGCTTAAGTCGTGATCTTGAGCTATAGCCGTAGTGTTTACTACAGGAGACCCCGTAACAAAACCCTCAATGGAAATGAAGTTGTCGTTAATTAAGGGTTCACTGTTCTCAGTTAAGAGGAGACTACTGTTTTCTTGAAGCACTCTACTACTCATAGGTCCAACCCTTATGCTGGGTCAGGGATACCTACGGTAAACGCACCAAGCGTAAAGGTGTTACCTGACGTTACTGCTTGAGACGCTGTGAGGGAACCTGTAGCCAACAAACGAGAGTTTGAAGTGTCAACCAAGGCGTAATGTGTAACAGTGCCAGTTCCAGTCACAGCGCCGTCAGAGATAGCCGATACGGTAACCTCACGACCACCGCCTGAACGATCTGCTGGCGCAGAAATGGAAAGAGACGTAGAGTTACCCAAAGCGTAAGTCGCGTTAGCTTCCGTATAAGTGGAAGCCTCTTGAGAGGTAACCAAGATTTTATTAGCTTCGGTGTCGAGGACGGTCAAGCCGTTGTCGAACACACGATTATTAAGAGTAGCCATGATTATTCAACTTCCTGTGTGTTTGTTTCAATTTGACCCATCGTCACTGCTCTGCCTCTTGACTGGCGTCTGTTCCTAGGTAAATCTCCCGGTCCAAGTCAGGAAGTTCTGCGTTATGCAACAGAGCATCGACAATATCTGGCTGATCCGAGAGGTTAATATCCGCACCGTTGAGGTTGCGTAGGTAGGAACTGAGTTCACGGAGATCGTGGGGTGCGACATCACCAGCAACCAGCTTAGGCATGGTCTTCATGTCCAGACCGTTAAGCTCGTACAGAGGCTCTATAAGGCGCTTGTTGAGGGTGTCTACGACCTGAGTGATGTAACTTTCCAAGGCGCGGAGGAACAGGTCCGTCTTGCTCTTAGAGAGGGCGTAGGAGCCGTTAGAGCCACCACCAAGCATCAAGAACTCCGAGAGGACACTCCTAGCAATGTCGTGCTGATACCGGCGTATGATAGGGTCAATGCTAATGTTACGAGTGCCGCTAGAAGCCATAAGCTCCACATCAACAAGCCGTTCACTGGTAGGCGAACCATCCTTATCTGGATATGTGTCGCTAGGAAGTATAATATACCCCTGATCGTTAAACTTGACGTCTCTGAGAATGTTTTGTAGTTCATTGCGGAAACTGACCTGACCTTCCGTTGCATCGGGAGAAAGATATTCAGCAGGAATGCGAGCAACAGGGATACCTGCAAGCTCTCGTTCGATTGCTACAGCCTCGATAGACTGAAAATTGTTTAGGTACTGATAGGAAGTGTAGGCATTACGAAGGATAGAGCGCCCAGACGGATCTCCGTTAATGCTGGTAGTACGATAGTACAGGGACTTCCTAGAGGGAATGTAGTTTTTGCCGTTCGTATAGCCGACACTCTGATAGATCCCTAGGATGTCTCCAGTCTTCTGGTCTACATCGAACCTGTCTATAGTCCAAGGGGAACGACAAGCCAGCTTACGGACGCCCATCCTTCCATCAGAGTATTTTGACTTTTTCTTGGGATTGTTGCTGTCGCCTTCGCGGCGTTTATACACGATCTCAAACCAAGCAAAACCATAGGAGAGGAAGCTAAGAGCTTCTGCGACATGATCGTCTAACGTGTGATCCATGTCATCCAGAACGCTCTTAACAAACTCCACCTCAGACTGAGCCTCAGGGCTTTTGTCTGCTGGCTTAACGGTGATGTCCACGTCTCTGAGCATCTGTTCGACAGCGTACATGACAGCACCGATAGTACTATCATTGTCCCGCATCTCACGATACTTCCGAATGGCCGCGCGACCCTTAAGCTCCTGAAGGAACTCGTCAGCACGAATTGTACCATTGTGGACATTTTGTCCTGCCACACCGAGAATTTTAGTGGATTCTGTTTTTGACAGGCGCTTAGTCATTACCTCAGTCCTTTAATGCTGCTGTAAACAAGTTTAAGTTGGGGTTTGGAATATCCGTTGAGGAGAAGTTCCGTCAACGCCCACACGCAAGCATCAAGACGGTCTGGAGATCCTATAGAACCTAGAGGCTCCCAAGTTCTCATCTGTATCTCTAGTTCGTTAAGGTTGGCCCCATCAGCGGGGTTTCTGACGTGGTGGACTAACCCTCTTTCATAAAGGGCTGAGACTGGTTCTGCACGGGCGAACTTGCCCCTAGAGGCCCTGACCATCTTCAGGGGAACAGTCTCGTCTTCACCATGTATGGTATGTTTAACAAGGTCGCCGCCTTGGTTTACCTCAGCGACGACCCTGTCTGCTTCATAGAAATGGTATAGCTCTATAGCCTTTGCTGCCCACGCTTGAGGAGACATACGGCCTGTGTAGTCGCCTAGAATGTAGGCTTTGCCGTTGATGTCTACCCCTGCCACAACGATCCCAGTCATATCAGACTCAGCATTTGATGTGACGGCAGGGTCCAGCGAAATTACTACCCTGCTTAGGTCTGGAACCTTGTCCCTGTCGATCTGACAGTCCTCAAGCATCTGAGTACTCCACAGAGCGCCCTGACTTTCTTCCATGACCTCAGCATAAAGTTCTTGACGACCTAACCTAGTACCCTCGTACTGAGCCTTAACAGCTTCGAGGTAAGTGTCGGCCAAATTGTTTGCATTGTCAAATGTTGACCCTGTTGTGACGTGTGTTTTAGGGTCTTTTAGGATCTTACGAACAAGTTTTGTGGGTTTGGGTGTCGTAGTGACACAGATCTTAGGGTGCTTGCCTAGACGCAGGCAGAACTGCAACATATCCCAAGTGTCGATGTCTTTGTTCCAAGCGGCAAGTTCGTCACACCATGCAGAGCTGAACTGAGGTCCACGAAGACGCTCTGGTTCCTCTGCACTGTAGAACTCTACCTTAGCTCCGTTCTCCCAGAACAAAGTCCTCTTGGTAGGTGACCATTCAGGAAAGCCTAGTTTAGCACCTCGATTAGTCACGTCGTTCTTGTAGCAGACCGACAAAAAGCCACTCTCGCCCTTGACCATGACCCTCTCAATATCTGAGTTGGTACTAGCTACGGCAGCTATGCGCTTCTGTCCTGTCTTAATTTGTTGTCTGACCCATTCTACACCAGCCCTAGTCTTACCAAAACCACGACCAGCATTGATGAACCACACATTCCAGTTACCTTTAGGTGCAAACTGAGCAGACCTACCCCAGAATCCCCAATCATGCTGAAGCTCTTCTAGTTGAGATCTGCTCAGTTGCGATAGAACCTCTTGGGCCTCTTTGTCGGGTAACTGCCTCAAATCCTCAGCAGTAAAAGAGTATCCCATCAGTCCTCATCCTTGTCCTTTCCAAGGAGGCCCATAAGGGCAGCTACAGCGCCCTCGTTCTCTTCCTCTTCAGTTCCCACTTCCTGCTCTTGTACATGAGCTGAGGGCGACCAACCAGCACGAGATCTTAGGTACAACTCCTGAGACTTAAAGTCCCCCGACAAAGCCTGTTCAATGACGGTACTACCAACTTTAGCATCAATCTCGAACTTGACCTCGTTCATGTCCTCACCATACAACTTATAGAAGGTAGTAAGGGAACCGGGAGCATTGACCATGTTCTGAATGCTGGAGAAGATGTTCTTAACAGACACACCACCCCTGATGCCTTCTCGCACTCTCTTAGCAATGTTAGGGTTCTTGGGTAGCATCCTATTAGACATCTTATAACTCCGACAATCTACTTCTTATCAGCCTTATCAAGCATACGATCTATTTGCTTGTTCCATAATACGTAAAGGGCTTCTACTTTTTTCTCTAGCTGTTCGACCCTGACAGTCATCCTAGTAGACTCTCTGTTCAGCCAAGCTATCAGAAATACGAAAGCGGTAAGTTGAGGCCACCACGTCTGGAGGAACCCCTCTATCATAAGACTTCTCCTAAAACACATACTTAAGTTATACGTAAGTTCGATGACCGTCATGGTCGATCATTGTCGGATCAGTCTTAGAGTAAAACATAAGTATGTTCTCTAACCCCTTACTTATATATAGACATGTTTTTTGCAGATTCGCAAACAGTTTTTTCGTAGTGCGACACTTTACCACACATAGATCAACCTAAAACCTAAGATTTCCTAGTCTTGCCGTCATCTACCTGCTTGTGTGTCGTCTAACGTAAGGCGTTTGGGATAACATGGTGGGATGTGTAGTAACCAGAGTCAATAAGCCGCCCTCCGGCACAACCATAAAGTGTGCAGATGTATTTTCTTTCTTTTGGATTAGTAGTTGGTTACCGCCACCCTAGCCGCGAATCACTAGAATCACAGGGGACCCTAGCCGTCAAGCGTAAAACATTGGAATCACACAAATATTTCTATTGACAGAAGTTTTTTCTTGACAGAGGAAAGCGAATCGCCAGCCACCACACCGAATCGCTACACCTAGGAATCACCTCACCATCACCAGACGATCCCCACGAATTCCCACACTATCCCATTGCCTAGACGGCGAAACACAACATGTCCTGAGAAGCCCGGAGAGGCGGCCTAGAGCCTCATGTAAGACTCTAGGCCATATCCCCCCATTGGCTATCGACTTGGCCATGTGGCGGGCTTATCAGTGGTAGGGGTAAGATACGTTGACAGGTGACTCCCAACAGTGACGACAAGAGCCGCAGGCTTTACCTTGTTGACTGGCGGGACATGTCCAACCATGCGCCCTATCGCCCTCACGGTGAACTGTGGAGGTGGACACGCCGAGTCGCTTGGCCATGTCCCGTCGTGGCTTGTCACCGATCATGGTAGAGGACAAGCGAACCCGTAGGTTCCGTGGGATAGAGCCGCCTTGCTTGCGATAGTCAGCGACGATTCCAGCCTCGCGAGTCGGAAGCCAGTGTTTGATATGAGGGGTCTTACGCGCGACCTCGCATATCGCCCTCAGCATAGCCACAGAGTCTAGGTCACCAGAGTCAAACCACCTGTGAAACGGCTCGCCAGACTTGATCGAAAGGCGGTCGATCTGGAACGCCATTGCCTCAACCCATGCCGCCGGGTCGGTAGCTATCAGCTTGACCGCGACGTTCTGATTCCGTGACCATCCCTTGTTTACACTAGGGCGGAGCTTTTGCAGGCGTCGGGCGTAGCACCCAGCGCAGACGGACCCCTTGACCTTGGCAAGCTTAGAACCCACGCGGCACGAGAAAGCATCCGTTGCGAAAGTAGAACCCGGCATCTTGGTGTTGCCTTCGGAAACCTTGCCAGCGGATTCACGGGTTGATTTGAGTGTAAGAGCGGTCATGTCAGTAGACTCCAGTATGGTAAAAAACGGCGATTGTAATTGTGCACCAAAACACAAGGACAAAAAGGACGGCGGCGGCGACTTCATCGAAGCTATGCATGGCGCGGAACCCTCTTAAAAGTCTCCGCCCATTGGGGCGCATTGCTCGATTCTGCGACGTTGACCGCTACGCAATGGACGCCAGACGCCCGGACGGTTGCAGCGTGGCGCTGTGCGGTTTCTAGCGTCATCGGAGGCAAGCCACGCGCCAGCGTGACCCCCTCTCGTTCAGAAACAAGGGCGATTGTGTAGGTGGTACGTGTCATTTCGATTTCTCCGATTCGATGCGTATTGGAATAGGTCCGTCGCCAAAGAGTTTCAGCCGAATCTCATCGCCGTTCGCGTCGATTCCGATAACGGTCAAGACTTCAAAACCCGAAAGTTGCTTGCGCATGATTTCTACAAGGACGATTCCGTGTGAGCTAATTTCCGTTGTCATTTCAATTCCTCCACTTTGGTTAGTTTTGCAGCAAGATTCCACGCCATGCCCGCCGCCGTCAACAGTTGGGCGCGTTCGCTGGGTGCGTGCGCATCAATCCAGTCTGACAGTTGTTCCCAAGACTCCGGCGTGTTTATGATTCCGATTGGCCGAATGCTCATTTCGATTCCCCTTTCAAGAGCCGCGCTTCTGCTGAGTGACGGCCAGCGTCGCTGCGATAGCGATCTAGTTTTTTCTTAGCTTCGGCAAGAAGCCCCTCTTTCACAAGCCAGATCCGTTCGATGGACACAGCGGCTAAATCGTCGCCACGGTCTTCGGCATCATCGAGTTGCCTGCCCAGATATTCAAGGTCAATGCTAAGGGTGCGAACGCTTCTTTCGAGGTAATTTAAGTCAGTCATTTCTTGTTTTCCTTGTGTTGCGTTGGCCTAGCTTGATTGATGACGCTGTTTTCCATGGCTTGGATTGCGCGAAAGACAATCCACAAAAC